AGCAACATTATAGCAGGTGCCATCTTCAAAATATTATCCCGAAGTTTTTATGCAGAAATCCTTGCGCTGCAAGGATTCCCGGCTGGGCTTCGGGATTCTTATTTTATTCTGGATAACTTTGGTTATTCCGAAATTCAGGATAACCAGACCTTGAGCCTCGCGGGAAATCGCCGCGGAATGGAGCGAGGGAGCGGCACACGCTCGGGCCTCTTGTGGGAGTTTGAACGGATTCTCAAGAGCTGCACAGAACGCCCGCAAGTGCTTTTGATGGAGAACGTGCCCGAGGTTTGCCGCGGGAAGAACGCCGCCGCGTTTGCGGATTGGCTTTCGACGCTGGAATCGCTCGGCTATAGGAATTATTACAAGATTCAAAACGCCGCCGATTACGGCGTACCACAAAACCGCGAGCGGTGCTTTATGATTTCGTTGCTCGGCGACTATTACTATACGTTCCCCGAGCCCGCGCCGCTTGAAACGTGCGCTCTCGACTATCTCGAGGAACGTGTACCAGACCGCTATTATTTGACGGCGGACGATTTAGAGACAAAATTGACGTACACATACAAAGACGCGAAAACAGTATCGGGGGGGGGATTTGTAAAAACGCTGAAAGCGAGAGACACGAACGGGCCAGCGTGTGTATTATCCCCTTTTGTATATGCGCCGGGAAATTGCAGGGTCATAAATACGAAAAATGGCTTGATATTGCCCGGCGGGTGTATGACGCTAAAGGTGTATGCCCAACTCTTACGACCGTACAAAGCGGCGGAACAGAGGCGAAAGTCGTTATCCGCGTCAAAGAGAATACAACCCGCGGGTATTCCGATTTTGCCATCGGGGGGGGGATTTGCGATCTCTCATATCCGAACAGCACGACCCGGCGGGGCAGAATCCAGCGCGGCGGCCTCGTCTCGCCGACACTCACGACCGGGAACACGGGAATTTGCGCGGTCAGATTTGAAGGGGGGCGGCGAATGATGGATAATGACGAAATCGTTGTTAGAAAGCTCATACCGCTCGAATACTGGCGGCTCATGGATTTCGACGACGAGGATTTCGAGAGAGCCCGCGCGGCAATGAACGACCTGTTTTATAATGGCGCCGACAAAAGCTCGTCGCAGCTGTACAAGCAAGCGGGAAATTCTATCGTCGTCGCCGTACTCGAAAAAGACATTGAACAGTTAAGAGGAAAACGATGAACGTAATTATTGCAATTCACAAGGAATACGCCGACCTCATTTTTGAGGGTAAAAAGACGATCGAAGTGAGAAAAGGAAAAATGCCGTATTATTGCGACCGCGTATTTTTGTACGAGACGAAAAAGGACGGCGGCGCGGGAATGATCGTCGGAGAATTTAAGCCTCCCTATTTCGTGCCGATCGCGGAGACAACCCCGGACGAAATGAGCAACAGCATGGTCGCGCAAACCTGTCTTTCGCGCATTGAGCTCGAGGCCTATGCGGGCGCCCCATACAAGAAACTGCGCCTATTAAAAGTGGAAAAGGCCACGAAATACGAAAAGCCCGTACAACTCAAGCGGCCCGGGCCGCAATCGTGGACGTATGCGAGAGAATGGGAGGTTAAACAAATTGACCGAGAAAATCATTGAGATCACGCCGACCCCGGCGGGCTCGATCGTGACGATTTACCCGACAATCGAATACAAGGCCGTCGAGAGACGCCGCCGCGAGGCCGCCAAACGGGCGGAAAGACTCGCAAAGGTAAAATCTCACGCGGGCGGGGCGGTCTTGATCGCGGGCCTCGTGCTCGCGCTGGGCACGGCTGGGGGCCTCGATTGCGAGACAATCAGCCTCGCGCAAGGCGTGGCGCAACTCGTCGCCTCTCTCGTACTCGTCACTATCGGCAGCACCGCCGCGGGCATTTTCTACTAAAGCCGCGGCGGGCTTTTCTCTACCTTATATATAAGAACAGCGCGTTTGCGGCCCTCGGGCCGCGGGCGGGCTTGTATAGGGTATTAAAATAGCGACGGTCTATAAATGCCGGGGAAAAGGGGCGGCGGGGAAAAACGAGGGCGAGGCTGCTGAACATAGCCAAAGAACTAACCTGACGCCTCGCCCGGTGTTTGTCCCCGCGAGTTCCCCGAGCCTCTCTTTCTACCAGAAAAAGAAAATCTTTCCCCGCGAACCATGCCGGGGCCAGCAAAGGAACGGAACGCATGAAATCTTTTTACAGAGAGCGCCGCCATGTTTGCGGAAAGACGATCGCCTCGGCGAAATATCAAGAAGTCGATATTTACCCAATGACAGGAACGGACGCCTCGAGGGCCTACGACAAAGAGGCCGCCGCGCCTCGGCGTCTGCCAACGAGAAAGGCACAAGCGAACCTCAACGACCGAAACGCCCGCCGCCATCTTGTGCAACTGGTCATTACGAATTTTGACGAGCGCGATTTGCACGTTACTCTCACCTACGGCCCCGGTCAAGAGCCGACGACCGAGGCAGAGGCCCGCCGAGATCGTGACAATTTCGTTCGCCGTCTTGCCGCCGCCAACAAAAAGGCGGGCGGGGCGCCGCTGAAATACATAATCGTCACCGAACACAAGGACGCCGACCCCGCCGCGGGCGTCAAGGGGGTTCGCTATCATCACCACGTTATTTTGTCGTGCGGCCTCGACCGTGACAAAATAGAAAGCCTGTGGGCCCGCAAGGGCGAACGGCTCGGGCGGTGCAATGCCGACCGTCTGCAATTCGAGCGCGGCAGCATTGAGGCACTCGCCCGCTATCTGCTGAAAGACGCAAAACGCTCGCGGCGCTGGAAACAGAGCCGCGGCCTCGTGCAGCCGAAAAGCCCGCGCCCTGCTGACTGCAAGTATACCCGCCGGGGCGTTGAGAAAATCGCGCGGGATTCTGCCCTACTGCACGACCCCGATTTTTGGGCGAAAAAATATCCGGGGTGGATTCTGAACGAGGCCGAGGCCCGCTATACGGACGCGCTCGGGTGGTATATCTATCTCAAAATGCACAGGGAGGGCCCGCCGCATGGGACTAAGCGAAAAGGACATTGACCGCCTCGGGCCAGCGGCCCGCGCACAGATCACCGCCGCGCTGAACCATGCCGCGGCCAGAAAAGAAACCTTGCGGCCAAAGCGGGCAGACGAGTTTGAAAGCGCACTCGAGGCCAGATATTACGAGGCGGAAATCGCCCCGAGAATCTACGCGGGATTGATCGACACGGTCGAGACACACAAAGAATTTTTACTCATGCCCGCCGGGGAGTATTGCGGCCTAAAGCTGCACAGCGCGAAATATACGCCAGATTTTTTTATCGTCTACAAAAACGGCTCGGTCGAGGTCGTCGAGGTCAAGAGCAAAGCCGTGCGGCGCTTGCAAGGCTCGTATGTTTACCGCCGCCGTCTGTTTATAGAGCTATTCGCCCGCCCGAACGGGTGGAAATTCACAGAGGCTATTTTTTAGGAGGCTGAAAATGCAGCTTGAAAACGCTATCGTTACCAGAATCAGAACGCCGAGTTTTGATCTCGACAAAATCGCCAGGGCCGGGAATTGCTTTCGGTGGGTCGAAATCGGCCCGTCGAAATACCTCGTCATTGACGGGCGGCGGCAAGCCTTGCTCGAAAAAATAGAACCGTGCGCCGCGGGCGTCTCGAGCGTCTCGGGCGTCAAGATTTCTTGCTCAGATATGCCGGGACATCCCGCGCACTGGTTCCGCTATCTTGACTTGCAAACTGATTACAGCGCCATGCGGGCGGCGATACCGTGGCAAGACGCGCCGACGACTGAGGCGGCCGGCGTTGCGAACGGCGTGAGGCTCTTGCGCCCGAACCTATGGGAGACGATCATAACCCTCGTGATAAGCCAAGGAATGAGCGTCGAAAAGACACGCGCAACGGTTACGCGAATGTGCGCGGCGCTCGGCGACTTGTGCGGCGGCCCGTTCGGCGTTTACCGGGCGTTTCCCGGCCCCGAAGTCTTGCGCAACGCCACGGAACGGCTCAAGAGCCTCGGCCTCGGATACCGCGCCCGCTACGTCTCGAATATCGCTCGCCTCGTGCTTGAGGGCGAAATCTGCCTCGACTATCTGCAAACGGCAGACTATACACAGGCCAGAACGTACCTCAAGAGTATCGACGGAATCGGCGAGCGGATTGCGAGCTTGATTTGCCTCTATGGCCTCGGCATGAAAGAGGCGTTCCCGGTCGATACGAATTTCAAGAAAATCGTCGCCAGCAAATACGACGGGCGTTTCCCGGTCGAGCTCTACGGCACGAACCGCGGCGTCGCGTGGCTGTATGTAACGACCGCCGACCGCATGGAGAGGGGGCGCGAAAAGTGAAACGAGAAAAGAAGTCGAGAGACGTGCTCAAAGCGGCTCTCTACATCGTCCGCGGCCAACCGCGCCGCGAGCGGCAGTATCGAGACGCGGTCGAGGAAATTCTCGGCGCCGGGGGCGTACAGTGTGCCGAGTATACAATGCGCGGCGGTGAGAAAGCTCGGGCCTACTTGCCGGGGGCAAAGGGAAAGACGGGCAACCCTACGGCGTCAAAGGTCGAGGCCATCGACGCACTCGAGCGCCTCGGGTATGTTAAGACCATGCGCCGGGTACAAGAGGCGTATGAGGCCATCGGGGACGATCTCCCCGAGAAAATGCGGCAGGACTTGCAACGTGCGATTTCTCTCAACTGCGCCGACGGAAAGCGCTACACATACGAGCGCTTAAACGTGGGAGGAATAGGGCGCTCGGATTTCTACGCCCGTCGTGCGACGTTCCTCTACGACGTGGCCGCAAAGTGCGGCCTCGAGTAAATTGCGGACTGTGCGCCGATTTTGTGTGCTATTATGTGTACGATACGAATAGAGGGCAGCCATAGCGGCGGCCCTCTATTGCTTTACACGGGGGCAGCTATGGCGCGGGAATTTGCAAAATCTTTTTACGCCTCGAAGGCGTGGAAGAAATGCCGCAAGCAGTACATCGACAGCGTCGGCGGACTGTGCGAGCGTTGCCTCGCTCGCGGCGTCGTGAAACCGGGTTATATTCTGCACCACAAAATCAAGCTCGAGCCGTGGAACATAGACAATCAGAGCGTCACACTGAACCCGGCTAATCTCGAATATGTTTGTCTCGACTGCCACAACGCCGACGAGCTCGGCGAGCACTCGGGCACGGGCCCGAGGCACAAGCCGAGGCGGGCGAGGTTCGACAGCGCGGGGCGGCTACTCCCCCCATAAAATTTTTATGGGGTGGGCGGCCAGATGACCGCGGGCCAACCTCTCTTTTACCGAGTGGCGCACACAAAGGGGGTGTAGTATTTTGGCAGAGTTTATTAAAAATAAATATATTAAGCAAGAAACAGCAAAGTATAAAAAAATCTTTGCAAATTTGCCAAAAGATCGCCTCAAAATTGCGACGGGGCTCATAGAAAGGGCGGCTTTTATGGCCGCCTCTCTCAAAGAGCTCGAGGCCGCGATCAACGAAAAAGGCTATACGGACGAGTACCAGAACGGCGAGAACCAGAGGGGCACGAAAAAGGCCCCCGAGGTCGAGATTTATAACACGATGGTTAAAAACTACACCGCCGCGATCAAGGCACTCGTCGATATGGCCCCGGAGGATTCGGGCCTTGACCCGGAGGCCGCCGCGATTCTGAATCATATCGCAAAGAGAAAATGAACGGCCCCTCATATCTCGAGCAATACGCCCGCGCTATCCTATCGGGGAAGATCACAGCGGGCCGCCGCATAAAACAGCAAATGCGGCACTTGCTCGACAAAATCGAGCACCCCGAGAAATATGAGCCCTATATTTTCGACCCGGCGGTCGCCGATCATCATATCGAGTTTATAGAGCGATTCTGCAAGCAATCGCAGGGGCGCCGCGGCGAGCCGTTGACGCTTGAGCTTTTCCAGAAAGCCCGCCTCGAGGCGATTTTCGGCTTTGTCGATAAGAACACGGGGTACAGACAATACAACGAGGTTCTTATAATCGAGGGCCGTAAAAACGGCAAGACGACAGAAACGGCGGCGATCGAGCTCGATATGCTGTTAAACGACGGCGCGGGCGCCCCGGAAATCTACAACATAGCGACCCGCCTCGAGCAAGCAAAAAAAGGCTTTGTCGAGTGCTGGAATATGCAGCGAAATTCGACGGCGATTCGCAAGCTCGTGCGCAAGCGGCAGAACGATCTATTTTGCGCGGTGAACCTCGGGTTCATCAAGCCACTCGCCGCAGACACGAACGGCCTCGACGGCCTCAACGCGCAAATGGTCGTTATTGACGAGCTCGCCGCGATCAAGAACCGCGATATATATGACTTGATGAAGCAGAGCATGGGCGCGGGCACTCGCCCGCAACCGCTTTTGTTCTGCATTTCGACGAACGGATTTGTCCGCGGCGGCATTTTCGACGATCAGTATAAATACGCTTGCAATATCCTCGACGGCAAGGCCGAGAACGTCCATTTCTTGAGCTTTATCTATGAGCTCGACGACCGCGAGGAATGGACAGACCCCGCCGCGTGGATAAAGGCGAATCCGGGCCTCGGCACAATCAAGAAAGTTTCGTTTTTGCGCGAGTGCGTCCAGAAAGCAAAGGACGACCCCGCATTTCTGCCGACCGTGCTCGTCAAAGATTTTAACTTTCCCGAGAACCGTTCGAGTGCGTGGCTACAATGGCAGCACATTCACAACGATTTCGAGGCCGATCTCGAAAAGCTGCACTTGCGATACGGCGTCGGCGGATTCGACGCCGCTGACAGCGTAGACCTCAACGCCGCCGTCGCGCTGGGTATGATACCGGGCGACCCGCACATATACGCCCGCGCTATGTTCTGGCTACCCGAGGACGTTCTCGCAGCGCAGACCACGGACGGCAACCGCCGCGAGCGCGACGAGGCGCCCTATTTGCTGTGGGAGCGTCAAGGGCTCTTGCGGTCGTACCCGGGCTCAAAAGTCGATAAGCACGTCTTTCTCGACTGGTTCCGCGAGCTACGAGACGACGACGATTTTTATATTATCTATATCGCCTATGACCCGTGGCATATCGACGACACGCTCTTACGAGAGTTCAAGCAAGAGTTCGGCGAGCGCTGCATGATACCAGTTCGGCAAGGCTCACTCACGCTCTCGGCGCCCATGAAAGAGCTAAAAGCCGATCTCGCCGCGGGCCGTATCGTACACAACAACAACCCCGTTTTGCAAATGTGCCTCACAAACACAGAGGTACTCGCCGACACAAACGGGAATATCAAACCGATCAAGGGAATCGACCTCACACAGCGCATAGACGGAACGATCGCGCTGATCTGTGCCTATATCGCATTGATAAACCATTACGACGACCTGCAAGCGGTCATTTAGGAGGACTGTATTTTGGGCCTGTTTGAGAAAATTTTCAAAAAAGAGCGACAGCAACAGGCAATCGGCCAGTATTTCCAAACGCTCACGGGATATACGCCCGCCTTTACGAGTTTCGAGGGCAGTATCTACGAGGCCGATCTCACCCGCGCGGCGATTCATGCGTTCGCAAAACAGGCGGCAAAGCTGACGCCGCAGATCACGGGCACGAAATACAAGAGCCTCGAGCCTGTATTGCAAAACCACCCTAACCCGTTTATGGACGGTTACAAATTCGTCTACCGTCTGGCGACCATGCTCAAGGTTGATAATAACGCATTTATCGTGCCGATCTACTCGCAAGATTACGACCGCGTCATCGGTGTTTATCCCGTTTTGCCACAATCGGCCCGAGTAATTGAGTATCAGGGTCGCCCGTACCTGCGTTACCAACTGGGCGGCGGTAACTGGGCCGCGATCGAGTTCGAGGACGTCGGTATTCTGAACCAGTACCAATACAAGAACGACTTTTTCGGCGAAACAAACCACGCTCTCGACCCGACAATGCAGCTTTTGAACGCGCAGAATCAAGGCATTATCGAGGGCATTAAGCAGAGCGCGACGATTCGCTTTCTCGCCAAGCTCGCGCAGCCGTTACGCCCAGAGGACATTGACAAAGAGCGTCAACGGTTCATCAAAGCCAACTTGAGCGCCGACAACAACGGCGGCGTCATGCTCGTCGATACGAAATACGACGACGTCAAACAGATCGAGAGCCGCGCGACCGTTATCAACGCGGCGCAGAAAGCAGCCATCGAGGAAAACGTCTATACATACTTCAACACGAACAAAGAAATCTTGCAAAGCTCTTTCAACGAGGACGAATGGAACGCCTACTATGAGGGCGAGCTCGAGCCGTTTGCGATTCAACTCTCGCTCGTACTGACAAATATGTTATTCTCCCCGCGCGAGCAAGCGTTCGGAAATTCCGTTTTTTATTCGGCGAACCGTCTGCAATATGCGAGCAACAACACAAAGCTCAATGTCACGACGCAGCTTTTCGACCGCGGTATGATGACGCAGAATCAAGCGCTTGACGTCTGGAATATGCCGGGAATCGGCCCGCGCGGCGATCGCTATTTTATCCGCAAGGAGTATGCGGAACAAACCGAGATTGCGCCCACGGGCGCAGCCGCGCCGCCTATGCCCGCCCCGGCGGGCACGGAACCACAACAGGAGGGTGAAACATGATTACAAAAGATCGCTACTATCTGCCGTTTGAAATGCGCACGGCGCAGGGCGGCGCAGAGGGCGAGAACATCGTCGAGGGATATGCGGCGGTATTTGAGCGCCCGACCGTGCTGTATACCGAGAACGGCGTCGAATATTGCGAGATCATTTCCCGCACCGCTTTCGCGGGCGTGGATTTGTCCGACGTGGTAATGAACTATAACCACACGGGAAAGCCCGTCGCGCGGACGCGGAACGGCTCTCTCGTGCTCACGATCGACGACACGGGCCTCAAGGTAACGGCCCGCCTCGGCGGTACGCAAGAGGCCCGCGCCATGTACGAGGAAATCAAGGGCGGATATATCGACAAAATGAGCTTTTGCTTTGTCGCCGACCGTTCCGCGGACACATACGAGAATATACCGGGCCGATACACGCGGAGAATTAACCGCATTAAAACAGTCTATGACGTGGCCGCCGTTGACTTTCCGGCATACGACGACACGACATTAGAGGCGCGTTCAGCTTTTGCCGCGGAGGCGGCTAAACTGACGGCGGAGGCCGAAAAGCGCCGCAAGAAAGCATATATTTTACAGAAAACTTTGGAGGTATGAAAACTATGAACCGTTTGCAGGAAATTGAACAGCGCCTCGCCGCCATTCGTACCGAGTGCATGAACGAGGGCGCCGATCTGGACGCACTGACGACCGAGGCGAACTCTCTCGTTGAGGAACGCCGCGCCCTGTTGAATCAGCAGAACGACAGCGCCGAGCGCCGCCGCGCATTGCTGGCCGCGATCGCCAACGGAACGGCGGGCGCGGGCAATGTCGCACCCGGCGCCGCCACCGAGAGCCGCCACGCCTACACAAACGCGAGCCCGGAATACCGAGACGCATTTTTTGCGTACATTTCGGGTCGCAATATGAGCACCGAACAGCGGGCGGCGTTTGACAACGTCAACCGCGAAGTTCGTGCCGCGTTCGTCGGCACTACCACGACCGAGGCCGCCGCCATGCCCAAGCAGACCCTCAACGAGATTTGGGATCTGATGGCGGAACAGCACAGCATCTTGAACGACGTGACGATTCTGCGCACGGGCGTCGTTATCAAGGTCGTCAAGCGTACCGCAATCGCGCAGGGCAAGGGCAAAAAGGTCAACGAGGGCGCCGCGAACGACGATTTCAAAGACACCAAGGTCGCCGTTGAACTGACGGGCAACGACTTCTCGGCTACCTGTACTTTGTCCTACGCCGCCGCGACTATGTCCATCGACGCCCTCGAGGCTTTTATCGTGCAGGACATGGCCGATCAGGTCGGCAACGCTATGGCGGCCGACCTTATGACCACGATCAAGGGCGCAATCAACAGCGCAAACAAGCTGACCGCCACGTCTACGACCGTTTTCACGTTCGCCGAGCTGTGCAGCCTGTTCGGCAGCCTCAAGCGTTGCCGCCGAATGGTCGCCTATGTCAACAACGCCACCCTGTACAAGCAGCTCGTCGCCCTCGTTGACGCACAGGGCCGCCCCATCTTCCAGCAGACCGCGCAGGAGGGCGCACAGGGCGCAATCATCGGCGCCGTGATTCACCTCGAGGACGAGGCGGGCGACGGCTGTATCGTCGTCGGCGACCCCTCTCGCGTCCGTTATAACATGGTGCAAGACGTTATGGTCGAAACCGATAAGGACATCAAGAACCACGAATATATTTATTCTGGTTACGCCCGCGGCGAGGGCGCCTTGATTGACGATCAGAGTTTCGCCATGCTGTCTCTCAAGACCGGCTAATCAGATCGCAAAATAACCAACCGGGGCCCCGAAAGGGGCCTCGGCTTTTTTCTGTATGTGGAGGCGTGAGCAATGGAACAGAACCAACTATTCGACGCCGTAAAACTCGCACTCAAAAAAACGCGGGTTACTTCTCTTGACGGCGAAATCGAGCGCCTCGTCGCCGCCGCGAAAGCTGACCTCACCGCCGCGGGCGTCTGCAAGATCGAGGACGACGACGAGAATATTAAACAGGCTTGTGTACTGTACGCGAAAGCGAATTTCGGGGAGGCTGAAACCCCGGAAAGATACGCGGCCTGTTTTGAGGCGTTGCGCGATCGTCTGGCCCTCAATTCGGACTACAACGGGGGCGGCAACAATGGCTAAATTCGTCGAGGTCACGCTCGTCAAGGAAGTCACCGACGGCACGACCGAGGATTTTGAGGCGGCCACGTCTCAAGAGGGAGGCTATACCGTAATCGGCGAGAGCAAGGGCGTCACCCGGGCCGAGTTCTACGCGGCGAGTAATACCATGTACCGCCCGTCGTTGGTCGTGACGATTTGGGCCGACGAATACGACGGAGAAACCCGCGCGATCATCGACGGAGAGGTTTATACCGTGATTCGTACATACCCGGTCGGCGACAAAATCGAATTGACCTGTCAGCAGAAAGGGGCCGACGAGAATGCCTTTACCGAGTTCGGTTAAGTTCACAAAAAACGGTATCACCTACCTGTCAAACGTAGACCGTACCGCGTGGACGATCAAGGAATTAAGCCGCGCGGCCTTGCGAGACGTCGGCAAATTCGTCTGTAACACCGCCCGCAAGCAGACGCGCGAGCGTTTCGGACGTTCCCTCGGAAAGACCCCCGGCGGGCGAAAACGTGCGTATTCGGCGTTCGGCTACTGGGTGCGCAAAATCGAAACAGATTTACAGGTCGGCTCAAAACCGAACACATGGTACGGCGTCCTGCAAGAGCTCGGCGACGAGTTTCACGGCGCCAGAAAAACAAAGGCCGGGGGCTTTTTCTCATTCACCGCGCGGCAGCCGAAACGGGCGATTTTGACGACGACCGTGCGCGAGCACATCGACGAGATCAGGTTGATCGAGGGTCAATATCTTTCGGCGGTCGAGGACGAGAACAGGGCCCTCGGGCTCATTGACGAGGGGGAGTTAAAAGATGATGGGTCGAGCGGCGAGGAATAAAACCGAGTTGAACGAGAATTTCAACACGATTTTCAACAAAACCGTCGGCGGATTGCTGAAAAGTTCGTCGGGCGTCGCAACGTACAGTAATACGGCGACCGCGGCGAACTACCCTCGAATTGTGTTCTTTTTTACAACATGGGCCGAGGATAATCTCAAAAAAGGCACGTTGACGGTTCGCATTGCGGGCAACACGGGCGCGGCCGAGGTTGAGAAAATCGTTCAAAATGTTCTGTTCGATCTCGACGGTGCGGTCTACAATGATGAACACATTTATTTGCACCTATACGGCGGACGATCTTCCCCCGTTGAGGACGCAGACAAAACAATCACCCGGCGGCTCGTGACGCTGGATTTTCAAGCACTTGTGAAAGGGGTTTAACCTATGAGTATTTTTAACACTAAGCGTATGACGGGAATGACTGAAAAGACCGTCGAGCATTTTGTGCTCGGCGCGGGCGTTTTTGCAAAAAACTTTATCCCGGGAACGGACACCTACGAGGGCGCGAAGGCGGCGGGCAAGCTGCTCGGTGCCACAACGGGCGGCGGCGAGTTTAAGGCCGCCAAGGTCGGCCATTATTCACAGGTTGACGGGGCCCCGGAGAACACAAAGGGCCTCTATATCCTCGACTACTGGACGACCACCATGCAGGCGACCGTAAAGGAATTGACCGCCGACACGATCGCCGCGGCAATGACGGCAGCCAAAAAGACGACCGAGGAAAACGTCGCGGGCTACGACGTTATCGTTCCGAAATCGGCTATCGAGCTCGGTGATTACACCGAGAACGTCACCTATATCGGGCGCCTCGTCGGCAGCGAAAAACCGATCATCATTCAGATTTTCAACGCTTTCAACACGAACGACCTCTCGATTCAGCCCAAGGACAACGACGAGGCGAGCGTTCAGGTCATTTTCGCGGGCCACTACGACCCCGACGACCTCGAGACGCCGCCCTATAAAATCTACTGGCCCAAGGAGGCGTAAACCATGCGTAAACTCATTGCATCGGACGTTTTCGCCGCCTTGCGCGTCGTTTCTGCGATTGAAAAAAAGCAGGGCATTGAAACGACTATCAAAGACCTCGTCAAGAACGCGGAAAACGAAACAAAAGCCGACGGAGACGACAAAACCGCCAAGGAACGCAACGACGATTTTATTGTCCGCGTCGGCGTGAGCGGAGTTTTCAAGATCATCGAAATCGCAACCGAGGCCCGCGTAGAGGGCTGCGTTTACGAGTTTCTCGCGGGGCCTTTTGAAATGACCCCGGCGGACGTCCAGAATATGCCGCTCCCCGACTTTGTCGAGAACGTCACGCGCCTCACCAAAGAGAACGATTTGAGCTCTTTTTTTACCTCTGTTCGCAAACTCGCGCAAAATATGTGATCGACTTGATCGCCCGCCGCTATCCTAACCGCGATTTTATGCAAGGATGGGATTTTGGCGAGACGGTCGATTTTATAATCTACGCGATCGAGCGAACGGCAGAGGAACAAATAGAAATGCGCTGGGTTCTGCATTATCAAGACAGAATGACGTTGCAAGAGTTCAAGGACGCGCTTTCGTCTGTACAGGCGCAGAACGTAGAACGGCCCGAGCCGATGATCGAGGCCGACGTCGAAAAAATCCTAAACATGAGATTGGAGGTGTAAAAAATGGCAGCGGGCACTGAAATATTTCGCCTTTTTGGGCGAATTATGATAGAAACATCGGACGCCGAGAGAAGTCTCTCAAAGACAGAATCAAAGGCGAAAGCGTTTCTCGGCACGATCGGAAACGGCGTCGTAACGGTCGCAAAATTTGCCGGGGCCGTGGGCGCCGCCGCATTGACGGCAGCCGGGGCGGCTACAAAGGTCGCCGCCGATTTTCGATCTCAAATGAGCAACGTACAAACATTGCTCACGGGAACGCAAGACGAAATTGCCGCGAAAGTATCGAAATATGGGGATATTGTCAAGGAAGTTTCCCGAGCAACTGGCCTCGAGACGAGCAACTTGACCGATGGCCTGTATCAAGTTGTTTCCGCGTTCGGCGACGTTGACGACGCCGCGAAAATCATGGAGATCGCCGCAAAAAGCGCGAAAGCGGGCAACGCTGAAACGAGCGACGCCGTCAATTTGCTCTCGGCGGTAACAAAGGGGTACGGCGATATTTCTGCCGAGGCCAACCAGAAAGCCGCCGACCTCGCATTCACGACGGTTCGCCTCGGTCAAACATCTTTCCCGGAACTGGCCTCGAGCATGGGCAAAGTTATACCGCTGTGCGCGACGATGAAAGTTTCGGAGGAAGAACTATTCGGCGCGATGGCTACCTTAACGGGCGTAACGGGCGGCACGGCGGAAGTATCGACGCAGCTTAAAGCAACAATACAAGGCTTTATGCAGCCGACGACCGCCATGACGGCGGCCCTTAAAAAAATGGGCTATGAGAACGGACAGGTCGCCATTGAATCGCTCGGACTGCAAGGCGCTCTCGACGCGCTGAAAGAATCTGTAAACGGCGACGAACTTGCGTTCGCTGGTATGTTTTCGAGCGTAGAGGCAAAAACCGCCGTTCTGGCCCTCGCGGGGGCACAGTCGGAGGACTTCACCAACAAAACAAAGGAAATGTATTCGGCAACGGGGGCCGCCGAGAGCGCTTTCGACACGCAAACGGCAAACCTAAAAGGAACGCTCGAAAAGCTGAAACAGGCAGCAAACACGACCGTCATAGAACTCGGGGAGAAGTTCTTGCCCATGGTTCAAACGCTCGCCGAGTGGGTGCTCGAAAATATGCCCGCAATTCAATCGACGATCGAGGTCGTTTTCGACTATTTGACGACGGTAACGAATACTTGCGTCGAGTATATTACCATGCTGAAAGACGCCGCGAGCGCATGGGTCACAGATCATCAAGAAACCGTAAACGCGATTTTGACCGCGATTCAAAACTTGTGGCAGTTTGTGCAAACGATTTTCTCGGCGCTTATGACCGCCGCGGGCGCCCTCGGCGACTGGCTGGGCGCGTGGGCAGACGAGAACCTCGGCGACATTGTCCAGACCGTGACGGCGGCGGTGAACTCGATTATTTCTTTCGTTTCCGCGTTCGCCTCGTGGGCCGCGGCGTTCTGGCAAGCGCACGGGCAAACGATCATGTCGATCGTGCGCCCGTTGCTCGAGGCCGTTAAGACCATAATCTCGACGGCCCTGCAAGCGATTACGCAAATTTTCAACATTTTCGCCGCGCTTTTCCGTGGCGACTGGGGCGAATTGTTCCGCGGCATTGCTACGCTCGTCTTGACGATTCTAAACGGTATCGTTTCTACAATCGGGAATATTTTTCAATCTATAATCAACTTGATTTTTGCAAAATATAACGATATGTACAACGCGGGCCGCTCAATCTTTCAAGGGCTTTTCGATGGCATAGCGGGCGTTTGGAACAGCATTTACAACTGGGTCGTTGAGAAAGTCAACTGGTTAAGCGACAGGTTGAGCTTTTGGAACTCGTCTCAATCCAAAATGAGAGCCAACGGCAGCCACGCGACGGGCCTCGAGTATGTGCCGTTCGACGGCTACCGTGCTATCTTGCACAAGGGCGAGCGCGTCCTCACCGCTGAACAGGCGAAAGAGGCCGACAAAGGCCAGAACGGCGGCAACACGCGCGTCGTCAAGGTCGAAATCGGCCAGTTTATCAACCAAACCGAAAAGGACATCGACGAGCTCGTCGAGATCATCGACGAAAAGCTCGAGGAACGGAGGGAGCGCGAGGAACGTGTTTAATTATTTCCATTACAGAGGCGTTTGCTCGCTCGATCTCGGCGTTCTGGTATCGGACGCGGAACCGTGGACGACTAAAGTGACCCCGGAAACCGTGACGATACCGGGCCGCGGCGACGCCCTGCTCGGCTACGAGTACAGCAACAGCGACGCGGTCTATAACATCATCATACGCAAGACCGGGCGCGACACGCTCACGGACGCCGTCGAGCGTGTGCGGCGCTGGTTATTGCCTGACGTTGATTATTCCCCGCTACGCGACAGCTATAACCCCGGCTATTATCGCCGCGCATATCTCCCCGGCGGGCTCGCCGTGACCCGCGACGGACTACATGAGGCCGTTGCAACCGTCACGTTCTCGGCTATGCCGTTTAAGTATGCCGACGGCGGCGATACGGCGATCGCGGCGAAAAGCGGCCTAAAGCTCTACAACCCCGAAACATACGAGGCGGCCCCGCTGCTCAAGATCACGGGCACGGGCGCCGCCGACATTTATCTCGGCTCTCATGCGCTGCACGTCAAGGAAATCGGCGGCCTCGTCTACATCGACACCGAGGACGAGAACGCATTTGACGACACAAAGAGCCGAAACAGCGATATTACCCGCGTCGTTGACTGGCCTCGCCTCTCCCCCGGAGAGACGGTCGTACAGTACGACGGCGCGGGAATTACTGGCGTTGAAATAACGCCTCGATGGAGGTCGTTATAATGCACCCTATTTTGTACCCACCCGGCGAGAAAGACTTTCTCGACAACGGGCTCGCGGTGCTGACTGACTGCACAAAATGCCTCGTGACAGAGGAACGCAACGGCGCGTATACGCTCGAAATGCAGTACCCGGCAAACGGGCGGCACTACGATCTCATTGCCGAGGATTGCATTTTGCTCGCCAAACCAAACCCGGACGACGAGCCGCAACCGTTCCGCATTTACAAGAGCGGCGTGACCATGTCGGGCGTTACAACATGGTACGGCGAGCACGTCTCGTATTTTGCGAACGACGTGCCGATCGAGCCGATTGCAACATCACAGACAACCCCGGCGGGCGCGTTCGCCAAAATTTCGGCCGCCGCCGCGCTCGAGAACCCGTTCACGTTCTCGACGACGCTCTCGACCGAGACGTCGTTCGGACTTGCCACGCCGACGCCATTGAAAAAGGTTCTCGGCGGTGTTGACGGCAGTGTTCTCGACCAATTCGGCGGCGAGTACCACTATAACAAGTGGAAAATCGAGCTCTTGAAAAGCCGCGGCGCCGACCGCGGCTTTGTCATTTCCTACGGCAAAAACCTCACGGACATTACGCAAGAGAAAAACCTCACCAAAGTCACGACGGCGATTTTTCCGTTCTGGAAAAGCTCGGGCGACGACGATACCCTCGTCACCCTGCCCGAGAAGATCGTCGTGCTGGACGGCGCCCGTGAATACGGTCACGTTCATTGCAAGGCGATCGACTTTTCACAGGATTTCACGGACGCCCCGAGCGTTGACACCTTGCGGGCCTACGCGAAAGCCTACCTCAAGACGTCCGGCATTGCCGAGCCCGTTGTCAGTATCACGCTCAAATATGCGCAGCTTGTGAAACGCAAACAGGGCGCCATAATAGCGGGCCTCGCCTCGGCCTCGCTGTGCGATACGGTATCGGTCGAGTTTCCGCGCTATGGTATTTCGGTCAAGGCGAAAATCGTCAAGGTCATTTATAACACGCTGAAAGAGCGGTATGAAGAGGCCGAAATCGGCGAGGCGAAAAGCCGCCTCTCTCAAACCGTGAACAACTCTCGCGTAGACCCCGACGAGATCGTCAAAAAGGCCACGACGGACAGCAAAAAGACAGCCGCCGACCTCATTGACGCCGCCTCGAAAGAAATCGTCGAGAGCATCACAGGCTCGAACGGCGGCTATGTCGTCCAGAGGCCCGCAAAAAATCCGCAAGAAACTCTCTACATGGACACGCCAGACGTCACGACCGCGAGAAACGTTATGCGTCTCAATAAAGACGGAATTGCGTTCTCAACGAACGGCGTCGGCGGCCCATACTCGGGCGCCCTCGCCATCAACGGAAAGTGGTTCTCGCAATTTATTGCGACGTGGGAGCTCACGGCGAATATTATCAAGGCGGGAATACTGCAAGACGCCGTCGGCAAGAACTCGATCAATCTCGACACGGGCGAGGTCAATCTCGACTGCAAGAGCCTCAAGATACAGGGAAAGACGGCCGAGGAAATCGCCGCGGGCAAGGCCAGCGAGGCAGAAACTGCCGCGAAAAAGGCCGCCGCCGATGAACTGAACGCATATAAAGAGGCTGTGACAAAAGACCTCGCCGATATGCAAGACCAGATCGACGGCCAGATTGAGACGTGGTTCTATGACGCCGAGCCGTCGCCGACGACGCCCCCGGCGTCCGATTGGACGACGGACGAGCTCAAGGAGAACCACGCGGGCGACCTGTATTATAGCGGCAAGGGCTACGCCTATCGCTGGATGTACTCGGGCGGCGCGTGGACGTGGTTACAGATCAAAGACACAGATATAACCGCGGCCCTGCAAAACGCCAAGAAAGCGCAGGAAACCGCCAACAGCAAGCGGCGCACGTTCCTCGTTCGGCCGACGCCGCCGTATGACGTCGGCGACCTATGGGCAAACGGTACAGATTTGCTTGCTTGCGTAACGGCCCGAGGCGAGGGCGCCTCGTATTCCGCGAACGACTGGGAAACAAAAACCGACTACACGACCAAAAAGACCGCGCAGCTTATTGTTGACGCCTCTATCGAGAAAATCGAGCTCGGAATCGCCGAGGACGTCTCGGCGACCGACTTTTTCTCAACGGCGGCATGGAAAGCCGAGAGCGGCAGTTATACGGCGACGTCGGGCTCGGTAACGATTGCGGGCGATACAGCTACGGTCGTCGCCCCGGACAGCACGGAAACGGGAAAGCGCCGCGCGGTCGTTATCGACGTACCGAAAGCCATGCTCGCCGCGGCACAGGGAAAGCGAGTAACGCTTTCAATGCGCTACAAGGTAAACGCGGAAATTTCGGGCAATGCCGTTATCGTATTGTGGGCAAACTACGAAAGCGGGAACGAATCTCGCCGTCTCATGACGCTCGCCACAACGTCACAGACAACCCCGGCGGGCGACTGGACGACGGAGACGTTGAATTACACATTCAAGGACGAAAAGCCGACGCGAGTTTACCTGTTCGCGTATCTGTACGCGGGCGCGGGCAGCTTGAGCGTAGAACTGCCGACCATGAGCGAGGCCACAGGAAAAAAGAGCACGATCTCGCTCATAAAGGACGGAACCACAATCAGCAGTTTCGCCCTCGACTTGAGCAAGTACGCGACGGGAACCGAGCTCAAAGTCGGGCTCGACGAAATTTCCGCCTCGGTCGTGAAGAACGGCGAAATTCGCTCGAAATTCGCCCTCGATTCGTCGTCGTGTACGATCTCGGCGGGCACTATCAAGTTCACGGGAAACACGCTCGTCGTAGAAAGTACAAATTTCAACCTTAACGCCGACGGTACGGTCAGCATTACGGGCGCGTTTTACTCGAACGGTTCAAGCGGCAACGCCACAATCAGAGACGGGAATATACATCTAAGTGCGCTCAATGCTGACGGGAACCGCTATAATACAATCTCGCTAAGTTACACGGCAAAAGCCTACCCGAGTGGGTCGATCACCGTTTACAGCCGCCGAGCTAACGGAACGGTCGGCGACGGCGTGGTTATACAGGGCGGCGACGCCGATTCGAGAATCTGGATATACAACGCATACGGAAACTGCGACGTTCTGCTTCAATCTGGTACGGGCAACAACTGCGAGTTTGCGGGAGGTATCAACGTCAAGGGAGAAAACGGCGTCAACGTCTCTCGCGCTGTCAGCGCTCGAGATTTGAAGTGGTGGGGCGACCTCACGGCGACGGGAGAACAGACGAGAATAAAGCCGCGCAGCAGGCAAAATGCGCTCTATACAGACTGGCAGTTTTGGAAAGTTGTTGACGGCGTGAGCTATTGGGTGCTCACGGGCAAGGGCACGCCATGGTAAAAAAGGAGTAACCACATGACAAGTGACGAAATTATTTCGGAAATGCAAAACCGCGTCGTCGAGACGCTGAACGCCTACGAAATGCCTACGACGGTCAAGGTGCTCGTTCTCGAAAATGCGATTTTGCGCTACAATATCGCATTGCAGAAACAGCAGATCGAGGCCGCGGCGGAACCGCCCGCACAGGTTGACCCGGCGGACGACCCGCCCGCACAGGCCGAGGAAGGCGAACAGGAGGCCGACAATGCCTAACTATGAGAGTTACCAAGTTATCAAAGAGATCACGCTCGATCTTGTGGCGCCAGGGCTCGCCCCGGTCGTCAACGTGCCGCAATACGACACGAAAGGCCGCGTCGTAAAAGTAAACCTCGTGAGCAATTCGGCGGCCTATGAGATCGAGAGCGATTTCGAGGTTCACGCCGTCATGTCCAAAAAGGACGGCAAGAGCGTCAATAACCCGTGCGTCGTCGATGGCAGCACGGTCTATGCTGTGATTTCTAAGCAAATGACCGTTTTCGAGGGCCGCCAGATGGTCGCTATTTCCATCACAAACAACAGTGACGTCGAGCTCAAGGCGTTTCCGTTTGTGCTGAACGTCATTCGGGCCCCGAGCGACGCCGAGAGCTACGCAAGCGAGGACGAGCACCTTGCGTTTGAAACGACATACAAACAAGTTCTCGAGGCTAAGACTGCCGCAGAAAACGCCGCCGAGGCTGCCGCAAATTCTGCCGCAGCGGCCTCGGGCTCTGCCAACGCGGCGAGCTCGTCCGCGGGCGCCGCACAGTCAAGCGCGAGCAATGCCGCCGCGTCCGCGAAGAAGTCACAAACCAACGCGGGCGCCGCTGAAAAGTCGGCCGGAGACGCGAAAAACTCGGAGGACGCCGCCGAACAGGCAAAAGACGACGCCATGGCCAGCAAGACCGACGCCGCGTCGTCGGCACAGGCCGCCAGCGCGGCCCTCGCGGGCGTACAGGCCATCGTTGCCGGGAATGAGGCATACACAAAGGCCGAGAGCGACGCCTATTTTATGGACGTGCGCCGCTCTCTTGCTCTGTATATCGCCGCTACGAAAAGCGTGCTCGCCGATCAGAATGACGTTGCGCCGCTGTGCGAGAACTTTTTCGCGGCCCTGCACGACGGCAAGGTCTACGGCGTGGAGTTCTACAAGCACAGCACGAGCCCGGTATCGGCAGGATGGAAAACCCGCGACAACGCCGCCCTCGTGTGCGAGCCGAGCACCAACAGCAAGGCGGGCCGCGACGACTACGTCAAGAGGGCTTTGTTCTGCCCGTTCAACGTCGATTATACCATCGACGCGGCGACCCTCGAGCCGAAAATCTCGGCAATCGAGGGCGTGTTCGGAACCTATAACGCCAAAGCCCCGGCGGGCTTGATCGGCGTCATGCAGCAAGGCGGGTGGGTGCGCTACTACGACGCGGGCTCGTCTTTCGGCTACGAGTACGCCGACGAGCGCGTCTCGTCCGAGTTCTACCCGCTCGAGGCGACCGTCAAGGCGAGCGACAATTCGGTTCGGTCGTTTATGATTCACGCGAAATACGCCGCGGGCTACGGTGCCGACGGCAAGCTCGGCTCGCTCTCGGGCGCCGCGTGCGCTATCCGCACAATCTCGCACAATAGTCAAATTTCCATGTGGAAACAGCGCGGCGCACAGTATTGCGGCAAGAGCTACGCTGACGGCGGCTTTGTCGATCTCATGTTCTGGCTCAAGTACGGCGATAAGGCCAACGCGAGCAAAATGCAGGGGTGCAGGAGCTACGCCTATACCTACGCGATCACGGTCGCACAGACCGACGCAAAGAGCGTGATTCTCAAGAAAACAGACGCCGCGAACCTCGTCGTCGGCAGCGCGATCGACGTCGGCGACGGCAGCGATAGAAGTAACGCCGCGAGCTACGCCGTCGCCGCGTCTGCCGTTATCCTCTCGATCGAGGCGTATGACGACAACAACAGCCGCGTAAACCTCGATCTCGCCGCGGGCATTACCACGACCACGAGCAACAAAATCAATACGATCGCGTGGCACTCGGGCTCGTGCGACAATGTCCTCGGCGTGGACGGCTCGCCGACCAACTGCACGAGCGGCAAAGAGCCGTTTATTATTCAAGGCATTGAGTGCATGGTCGGCGCCTATGAGGTCTACGCCGACGCGATTTTCAAGCTCGAGAGCGCCGACGGCGTATTCAAAATTACGCCGTGGATTTGCAAAAAAGCAAGCGAGATCACGAACAACGCGATCGGCTCGGCCTACAAGGCTCTCTCGTACAGCCTCACGCCGCCGACCTCGGCGGGGTGGCGCTATATCTCGAGCATGGGATTCGACCCGGCTCACCCGTGCGCAAACTTCCCGGACGGCCTCGACGCGAACTCTAACACGGGCTATCGCGCGGGCTTTTACTCGGAGAATGCGACGAATGCCTTGCGCGAATGGCTGGCCGTCGGCGCCCTCGGGAGCGGCGCGTATGCTGCTCTCGGGTGCGCTACCTCGAACAACGGCCTCGGCGACGCGTGGTGGCACTTCTCGGGCCGCGCTTGTGGGACGGCCGGGAACAGGGGTGAATTTGCGGCATAAGGCCGCAAAGAGGGGGACCGGCCCCCTCATGAGCCTATAAGCAAAAATCAAAATAGGGATATGTCGCCAGCGTCCGCGGTTTTCTTTCTCTGCCCGGCAGGCCGTCGGCAACCTCAGGAACGGCGCGAATGCCGCTCTCGGGTGCGCTAACTCGAACAACGGCCTCGGCAACGCGAGGTGGAACATCTCGGGCCGCGTTTTTGGTGAACAAAGTATTTATACCTTGCGGCATATTCCTCGGGAATGCCCGAAAATTGAGTTGAAACCGGCACGGCCCCGCGTGGGCCGGGGCGAGGCCGTGGGCCTCGTTCGTTGTTAGTAGTAAAGGCGGCGACGCCTAACCGAACGCTACTGCGCTCACCAAAAGACTTTTTTACAGGCGAATGAAAACATATTGCAAGGATATTGACATAACAGACCCGGAACAGATCGAGCCGTTCGTCGCTCTGTGTTTTGCAGGGAAAACGGGGCGCCGCAACTTCCAGCGCCTCGCCATGAGGTACAGCGACCTCACGCAAGGCCAGATCGACGAGGCGGTCAGAAAGCACGACAACGGGGCGTTTGCCCCGGCGATCAAGGGCGTCGCCGTCGAGATCGCGGCCAGAATCCGCCGCCGCTCGCTCGACCTACTGCCGATACGCTACTATGAGCGGGCAGACGAGAGCAACGGGAAAATTCGTCTCATAGGCGTCGAGAGCACATTACAACAGTGCATGGACTACGTCGCCGTTTGGGCGCTCATGCCTCTATTTCGGGCAAAAATAGGGCGCTATCAATGCGCGAGCATACCGGGCCGCGGTCAAGTGGACGGAAAGCGAGCTATTGAGAGATTTATTCGGCGAAAAGACCCGCACGGAACGAAAAGCAAGTATTTCGTAAAGATGGACGTTCGGCATTGCTACCAGAATTTAACGCGGCGGGCCGTAATGCGCCGCCTACGGCGTGACGTCCACAAGAACCCCGTTCTCTTATGGTTCGTTGACGCATTGCTTTCAACATTTCAACACGGTTTTAGTATCGGCTCTTTTCTGTCACAATTTCTTTGTAATTATATGCTTTCCTACGCCTACCATTTTGCAACCGAGCAACTATATAAAATACGCAAGCGCAGGACAGGCAAGGCGGCGCGGGTGCGCCTCGTGGGCTTTGTTCTGTTCTATATGGACGATATTCTATTCATCGGCGCGGCGTTCAAAGACGTCAAGAAAGCCGCCCGTCTGTTCTGCGCATATCTGCGCGACGAGCTCGGCCTCGAAATAAAACCTATATGGCACGTCAAGGCCCTCGCAAAAGAACCTATCGACATTATGGGCTTTGTCATTCGGCGCGACCGCACAACCGTGAGGGCGCGTATTTTTGTACGCGCACGGCGGCAATTCTTGCGGGCGTGGGCGTATTTAGAGGCGGGCGGTTATATCACGATCAAGGCGGCCCGCCGCATTATAAGCTATCGCGGCTACTTCTCACACACGGACAGCGTCGAGATCAGTGCAAAATTGCACATCGTCGAAGTATCGCGGGCCGCGAGTAACGTCATATCAGCCGCCGCGCGAGCCGAACTCGCCGCCGCAGCTTGAAAGGAGCGAAAACATGATCGAGAAACGTGTTCAGTACGCGACAGAGCCGCCCGAGGTCGAATTTTTCGAGTTACCGGGCGGCCTTGCCGACGTGTGGGTCGCCCGCAATGTCGAAAAAATCGAGGACGTCGCCGACAACGGCCACGACCCCGCCGACGCTGTGCCGTGCGTCTACTACACGGCAGACGTCGCCTATATGCGGGCCGCGGTAACGCTTGAGGAAATTACCGCGGACACAGACGCGGCCTATAAGCGGGCCGCCGCATGGGCGCCGGAGACAATTACACAGCCGACAACGCTCGAACGCATTGAGGCGCTCGAGGCGTTGGGGAACGATATTCTTGCGGCTATGTTTGGAGGTGAGTAAAATGTTCCGCTTTTTAAAAACGCAGTACCGTTTGCAACAGACCGAGGAAAAGCGGGCCGCGTACAAAGAGAAATTGCGCTCGTACTGCCCTAAGATCATCACGCCCGAGCAGTACGAGGAAATCACGGGCGAGAAATTCGAGAACGATTCGGAGGTCTAAACTATGAACGTCTACGGTATCGACACAAACTATCATCACCCGATTACGAACTGGGCCAGCGTCGCCGCGTGGCTGAAACGCATGAACAACGGCGCCCCCGGCTTTGACATGGTGAGAATCGGCTATTCCTCGCGCAGCGGCAAGGGCGGGCTCATTCTGGACAATATCGCCATCGCAAGTCTCAAAAAGTGCAACGAGCTCGGAATCCCCGTCGGCGTGTTCGTCTACTGCTACGACACGACGCCCGCCGCCGCCGAGAAAACTATCCGCGACGTTATCGCCGCGATCAAGCCGTACAAAATCGAGTACCCCGTCGCCTACGACATCGAGTACGGAACACACGACGGCAAGGCCACGGGGTACAAGTACGACAAGAAAGCGAACGCCGCGAATAATACGGCAATCGTCGCCGCCGCGCTCAAGGCCATCGAGGCCGCGGGCTATTACGGCATGATCTATTGCTCGCGCGACTTCTATCTCAACTACCTCGAGGGGGCCAAGCTGTCCGCCTATGACGTTTGGGAGGCGGCCTATACCTCTAAGGACACCGCCGCCGTCGTAAACGGTATTTGGCAGTACACGAGCACAGGCGGCGTTCCCGGCATTACCGGGAATGTCGATCTCGACGTCGCCTATAAGGACTACCCGGCAATCATCAAGACCGCGGGCCTCAACGGCTTTACGGCCAGCAAGCCCACGACCGACACCGCGCCCACGCTCAAGACCATCAAGGCCGGGCCCATGAGCGCGGGCGACTACAAGAAACACACCGCGGCGCTCGCCGCCGACGGCATTGCATGGGAGGATTGCTAAAATGAACGAGGCAAGAACTGCATACTATGGCGCGTTGACCGCGTTTTCTCTCGTCGGCACGGCTATCGCCGAGGCCCTCGGCGGCTGGGACGGGGCTCTCAAGGCTCTCGTCTGCATTATGGCCGTCGATTACATTACGGGCGTTGTCTGCGCCTTGATCTGGCACAAGAGCCCGAAAAGCGCCGACGGCACTTTCGAGAGCAAGGCCAGTATCAAGGGCCTGTTCAGAAAAGGCGCGATTTTGCTCGTCGTGCTGGTCGCCTACAAGGTGGACTTGCTCGCGGGCACGGCGGGCGTTACGCGCACGGCGGTTATTCTCTTTTTCTGCGCAAATGACGGTATGAGCATCGTCGAAAATCTCGGCATTATGGGCGTTCCCATGCCACCGGCACTGAAAAACGCTTTCGCCGTCTTGCGGCAGAAATCGGGCGGCGAGGAAACTGCCGCCGATGAAACTGAATAATAAGGCATAGAAAAAGCCCCTCACTCGTCTATTTCGACGGTGAGAGGCTTTTTTAGTTGCCCGGCTCGCGGGCGACGACAATACCGAACACGCCATTCACAAATATAAATGACTGGTTCGTTTTTGTCTGTGTTTGGTGACCCGTGCGGGAATCGAACCCACGTTAACGGCGTGAGAGGCCGCTGTCTTAACCGCTTGACCAACGGGCCATAATAAAAAAGAGAAGCCGGCATCTACCTATTTTCACAG